CAAAGTTCCAAGAGCTAATCCTACTTGTCGCACGTAGGTAATTGCGGGGTTTCCGATACTAGAAGTACCCAAACCCATACGATAAAGAACATCCTTAGTTTGTCTAACAGGACAAACAATAATATCAAGAGGAGCTCCATAATTATCAATAATTTGATTGGCAAGTTTAAACTCGACCATGGCGTGCTTAGCCAAAACGAACCCAGTAGGATGGGGGTTACCATCAATATCCTTATAGGTAGCGTAATTAGAATTTTTGTCTAAAACACAACACAATGTGTCGGGAGTAAGCTTGTCCAGGTCCTTAGTTCTAACCTCAGCATTATATATAGAAAATGCGAAAGGAAAGAACTTATTAAAAAGACAAGATAACTTAACATGTCTAGTACCAATAAATCCGTTATCACCCATAGCGCCTAGCGAAACGTGCATCTTTTGCTTCAACTTGCGAGCATGTTCTTCGCTAGCTAATCTACTCATCTCATAAAATTGGTCCAAAGTTTCTCTTAGCAACTGAACTATCTCAGGGTCAGGATTTGTCTCAATCTCAAACATTATAAAATGTATAACCAATTGTATCGTTTTGCCAGTATTAAAAGTAGAAGTGGCTGGATGACCACTGCACAATTTTCCAATAATCAATCGATAAAAAGAGTCGGGCCACTCAACTATCTTAACCATAATATCAGCAGTTAGAAACTTGACCACATTGATAAAGAACCAATAATCAAATGTGTCACTCTTCTCTATCCAAAGAACATAACGGGCCAAGAACACACCAAGCTCAATAGCAGTATGAGACTGGTCATAACGACGATAATCATAATTAAGTATATCCAAACACTCCTTCAGCGAATCAAAAATCCGATGCATATCACCATTCCAAAACTGCATACCAATAAGGTTAAAACCAGACCTATTTTCATAATCAGACAAAGGTTTGATAATCCCCGTGTAAAGGTAATAAATGAGGGTGTTGCACATGAAGAATATACGATTCTTCCTCGGATCATCCTCCCCGGATTTAAGCTCTATCTTATTGGCTAATCCAACAACATTAATAACTCTCTCAAATAAATGTTTAGGGTATTCACGCAACCCGGCCTTATAATAGGCTTCACATTCGCGGATAAGAGCATTTAATTCGGCAGTAACGGCTATTCTAACTTCTGATTTCTTGCCTCCAGCGGTGAACTTAACATTGATCTTCCCAATAATTGTTTCTACGTCCTTAGATGTTTCTTTAACCATTCTAATTCCTGAAGAGGAGTAGGGTGGAACACCTATATCAGCAAACATACCGGGCACAGCACGTGGAGGAGGTATCTGCAATTTCATATGAAAGCCAGACATCTCAAGAGTAAAAACCCAGGATCTAAGAAAGAGTTGAACTTGTCTCTCTGAATCAAAATGGGGATGAACCCAATCCTTAGAAACAAGTTCCTCAAGAGCACCTTGAAGACCACCAACAGTACCGCCAGTTATTCTAGCATGGGCATAAGATAATATGGGGGCCTTGTCTTTAGTCTCAGATGCAATGTCGGCATATATTTTATCAATATAACCAGGTATCTCTATAACTTTCGGTGAAAAAGAATCCATGCGCGGCACGGGATCTTTTCCTCCAGATAAAATCACTTTGTTAACGACCGGAGTCTCCAACAAAGCAGCATGAACACGCAAGGCAATTGACGCACCAAGATCTCTGACCTTCCCATTGAATTTTAAATCATACACAATAGTGCCATCCTCTGATTTATATTGAGTGAGGCGGCAAACTGTCTCCAAATAAAATAGTGGATATAATTGCACATATTCCTTGGAAAGAGTATCATCAAAAGAAAAGTCTCTTTGGAGCTTATCGTCCATAAAAACGCGATTGGTATTTTTCATCATTAGTCTAGCGTGTCTATTACCAGTAGAAGCGTAATAAAACACGTTGAATATTTTCAACCAGTGACGAAGGTTGATGCCAGTTGTTCTTTTAACGAGGCGAGCTATATAGGCCACTTCCCCCACTTGTAAATAATCTATAGCAGAATTCCTTGACTTCTCCAGCATACAACCGAT